CGCCGCCGCCGAGCTCGAGCGGGACGAGAACGCAGCCCGCCTGTACAGGGCGACCTGTTCGCAGCGCGAGGCTGGTCACGTGTCCGTGTACCTCGGTGGGAGCCGGCAGCAGGAGGTGCCCACCGATGGCGCCTGACCCCTGCGTCGCCTGCGGACAGCCGTCCTACCGCGTCGGCGCCGCGCTGTGCGCACCGTGCGACGCCCAGCTGCTCGCCGACCTCACCGCCGCCCACGGGTTGTGGGACGACCTCCAGGCCACCATCGCCGGCACCGAGCGAGTGACCACCCGCCCGGTAGGTGGTCACTCAGCCGAGACCCGCATCCCGTGGACCGGACGCGCCAGCAGGGCCAGCGCTGCGGCCCGCAAGCTGCATCACGCACTCGCCGACGCCGTGATCCCCACCTGGCGCCAGCTCGACATCCGAGTCACCGTGTGCTCGCTGTGTCGTACCCCGGCCAACCGGCACGCCGAGGGTCCTGCCCCGTCCCCGCGGGAGTGGCTGGACGAGCCGGCCCCGCTCGGCCACATCAACTGGGCCGCGCCTGACGCGCTGGCCGGCTGGCTGCTGCGCTGGCGCCGCGGCCTCGACCAGCTCCCCGGCCACGTCACCGCCATCCGCCATGCCGTTCGCCGGGCCCGCGCGGCCGTCGACATCCCCATCGACGGCCGGGTGTACCTCGGCGAGTGCGTGCACCCGCTCGACCACAACCAGTCGTGCGAGCCGGACTGTCAGGGCCACCCCGAGGTGTGCGGCGCCGACCTCTACGGCACCAAGGGCGAGCCCTACGCCCGCTGCACCAGGTGCGGATCCGAGTACGACGTCCCCGAGACCCAGGCCTGGATGCGCGACCAGGTGCGCGACGAGGTCGCCCCCGCCCCTTTGCTGGCCGGCCTGCTGTCCCGTCTCGGCGTCCAGGTCACTGCCCGCGACATCCACGGCCTGGCTCGCGCGCAGCTGCTGCTCCACGCCGGCATGGACTCCGGCAAACGCCGCACCTACCGCGCCGGCGACGTGCTCGATGCGCTCGACCAGTCGAAGGAGGCCAGCTAGTGTCCGACTTGGAACAACAGCTCGGCGACGCAGTAGCGGACGACCGAATCACGGTCGCCGACGCCGACGCAGTGCGGACCTTCGCCCTGTTCCTCCAGGAGACGCCAGCCGGCGTCCGCGCCGCGATCAAGGCCAAGTCCCCCAAGTCCATCGCGGGCTGCTTCGCCACCGTCGCCGAATTTCGCACCTGGCGAAACCGCTGGTGGCCCTACGTGATCGGCGAATCGACGGAACCGGCAGCAGGATCACCCGAATAGTGTATGACACTACGCCTCGACCAACCTTGATCCGCTGGTAGTGTCATACACTATGAGCGATTGCCTGATGTGCAACACCGAGACCACCGAAACCGTCCGGGGCCGCGACGGCGACCGCACCGGCCCCATGTGCACCGACTGCCAGCACTGGTGCGACGGCAACCTCGTCGAGAATCCCTCAATGGCCCGCTACTGGCACATCGCGCACCCGTCGTGGCAGCCCGGCCAGCCGCTCCGCTGCCGCGACAGCCTCATCGCCGACGGCGTCGAGATCCCCTGGCTGTGGGACGAGGCCGACGAGGGCGTGGACGGCGACATCGTCTGCCTGTTCCCAGACACCGAGCAGGGCCGCCAGCACGCCGACTGGATGCTCGACGACCGCCCCGGCTACCACATCGTCCGCGTGGACCTGCCCGACGGCATCGAGATCACCCGCGCATCCTGGGAGGACTTCCCCGCTGTCCGCGGCCAGATCCCCGCCGAGCACCTCACCCGCGTGAACGAGATAGCCTGATGCCCCGCCCCGGCCCCCGCCGCCCCGTCATCACACTCCGACTCAGCGAGTCCGGCCGCGACTGGGTCGACCAGCGCGCCCACGACGAGGGCCTCACCATCCGCAACGGCGACCCCAACCGGTCGGAGATGATCCGCCTCGCCCTGGCCTACGCCCAGCGCCACATGCCGGAAGGATGGCGACCGTGACTGCTTCGCGGACACAGTCGCTCGGCACGCAGGATGACCCGCAACACCCGGCGCGTCCTGACCACCCTCCTTGCACGCCGAGATCTTCGCGGGCTACCGTCTGATTGACTCGGACGTTCTGTCCCCAGGTTCACCACATTAATGATGCGAGGGCCCTGGCCGGCCCCAATGAAGGGAACCGGCCAGGGCCCTCGCCTGTTCGAGCCAACCGCAACCGGTTGCACCCGGGTTCCGCGGCCTCACGCATGCGCGCGAGAGAGGTTGCCCGGCCGTGGTCCGACCGATCACCGACGAGGACCGGCGGCGGGTTCGCGAACTGCACGCCGCCGGCAAGGGTCGTAACGCGATCGCCCGCGCGCTGGGCCGCTCCGGCCAGACCATCTCCAAGCTCGCCGACGAACTCGGCCTGTCGTTCGACCGCTCGGCCGTCGTACGGGCAACCGAGGCAGCGAAAGCGGACGCCGCGGCCAAGCGTGCGGCGCTGATGCACCACTACCTCGACGACGCAGCGAAGCTCCGCCAGCGGATCTGGGAAGCCCGGGTCTACTGGGACTGGGGCGGCAAGGACCACGCGTACGACGAGAAGCACGTCGACGAGCCGATCCCGGCCGACCAGCTCAAGCTCATGCAGGCCTCGGCCATGGCCGCCGACCGCTCGATGAAGCTGGAGCTGCACGACGCGGACAAGGGCGCCGAGGACGGCAAGTCGATGCTCGGCTCGCTGGCCGCCGGCCTACAGGCCGCGTACGACCAGCTCACTGGCGGAGGCAGCGATGAGCCGTCGCCCGCCGAGGAGGAGTAGCACGCGGGTCACAGAACGGTCTCCGCAGGTCCGCGCGGCACACCTCGACGCCCTCCTCAAAACGGTCAGCGAGAAGCAGATCAGATCCATCGTCGAGTCTGCGCGGGGACGACTCTCGATCTGGGCCGGCGCCGTGCGATCCGGCAAGACGATCGCCAGCCTGCTGGCGTTCCTGATCGCTCTGTCGGCGGCGCCTAACCACGGCCTCGTGGTGATCGTCGGAAAGACGCTACAGACGATCGAGCGCAACCTCGTAGAGCCTCTCCAGGACTTCGCCCTGTTCGGCCCGCTGGCGCGGCTCGTGCACCACACCACCGGCGCCAACACTGCGGTGATCCTCGGCCGCACGGTGCACCTGATCGGTGCTAACGACGTCAAGGCCGAGTCGAAGATCCGCGGCATGACGGCGTGCCTGGCCTACGTCGACGAGGCCACCGTCATCCCCGAGTCGGTATGGCGGATGCTGCTGTCGCGGCTGTCCGTCCCCGGCGCCCGACTGCTCGCCACCACCAACCCCGACGGGCCGGCGCACTGGCTGCGACGGGACTTCCTGCTCCGCGCCGGCGAGCTGGACCTGATGTCGTGGCAGTTCACGCTCGACGACAACCCCGCGCTTGACCCGGCGTACGTGCGCGCGCTGCGGGCCGAGTACGTCGGGCTGTGGCACCGCCGGTTCATCCTCGGCGAGTGGTGTCTCGCCGAGGGCGCCGTGTACGAGGCGTGGGACCCCGACCGCATGGTCGTCACCGACCTGCCCGCCATCGTCCGCTGGCTGGCGTTGGGCATCGACCACGGCAGCACCAACCCGTTCGCCGCGCTGCTGCTCGGGCTCGGCGCCGACCACCGGCTCTACCTCACCCACGAGTGGCGCTGGGACTCCAAGCACCGGCGCCGGTCGCTCAGCGACGTCGAGTACAGCCGCGAGCTGCGGTCCTGGCTGACCAACCTCGAGGTGCCCGGCGCTCCGGGCCTGCGCGGCATACACCCCGAATACGTCGTCGTAGACCCGTCGGCCAAGCCGTTCCGGGTCCAGCTCCACCACGACGGCTGGTCCCCACACCTGGCCGACAACAACGTGCTCGGCCGCATCCGGCTCTTGTCGTCGCTAATGGCCGCCGACAAGTTCCGCGTGCACCAGCGGTGCCCCGGCTGGATCAACGAGGCCCCGGGCTACTCCTGGGACCCCGACAAGGCCGCCAAAGGCGAAGACGCCCCGATCAAGAGCGACGACCACTCCCTCGACGGCAGCGGCTACGCCGTCTACACCACCCGGGCCCTGTGGCGACCCCTCGTCCAACTACACCTGGAGCTGGCAGCATGACGGACCCCCGCCGCTTCTACCTCCACCGCACGCGCGACATCACCGGCGCGTCCGGAACCGGCAGGGTGGCCGACGGCGTGCTGTGGACCGACGGCTCCGCATCCGTGCGCTGGCGCGGCGAACACGGCTCGGTGGTCCACTGGGACCGACTCGAGTCCGCCGAGCGCGTCCACGGCCACAACGGCGCCACCATGCTCGTGTGGCTGGACGAGGCCGCTTCGTCAGCCTCCGGCGCCGGAGGCTGACGAGTGCCGTCGATGCCCCTGCCTGACGGCGACCAGCCCTGGCCGCCGAAGCACCTCGCGCCCGTCTACAGCCAGATCGCGACCTGGGCGGCGTGGTACTCCGGCGACCCGGAAGCCCTGGCCGCGATCTACGGCGGCAGCCAGGGCTACGACTCGACGGGGTTCTTCGCGTCCGAGCGGGGCGGCTGGCGCGGCGCGGTCGGACGGGCGATCGAGCGGTGGTTCTGGGGCACCCGCCTATCACAGGGTGAGCAGCGCACCAAGCTACACCTCCCCGCCGCCAGCGACATCGCCAGCACCTCCGCCGACCTGCTGTTCAGCGAGGCCCCGACGCTGACCGTTGAGGACAAGGCCACTCAGGCCCGCCTCGCCGAGCTCGCCGGCGACGGCATGCAGGCCGCCCTACTGGAGGCCGCCGAGATCGCCGCCGGCCTCGGCTCCGTGTACCTGCGCACCGTGTGGGACACCGAGGCCCGACCTGACGGCCCGTGGCTCACCGGCGTCCACCCCGACGCCGTGGTGCCGGAGTGGTCCTGGGGCGAGCTGGCCGCGGCCACCCTGTGGCGGGTGCTGCGCGACGACGGCCGCACTGTGGTGCGGCACCTGGAGCGCCACAACCCCGGCCGCATCACCCACGGCGTCTACGAGGGCACCCCGGAGAAGCTCGGCCGGCCGGCGCCGCTCACGGAGTACCCGGAGACCGCCAGCATCGACGGCCTGTCCGACGGCAACGTGGTCGAGACCGGCGTCCCCAAGCTCTTGATCGAGTACGTGCCGAACATCAAGCCTAACCGCCTGTGGCGCAACGTCCCCACTGCGGCGCCGTTCGGGAGGGCTGACATCGCCGGCACCGAGCCGCTGATGGACGCGCTCGACGAGGCGTGGACATCGTGGATGCGCGACCTGCGGCTGGCCAAGGCGCGACTGGTCGTGCCCCGCGCCTATCTCCAGTCCAACGGGCCCGGCCGCGGCGCTGGCTTCGACGTGGACAAGGAGCTGTACGAGGCGCTGGACATGCTGCCCGGTGACGACACGGGCGCACAGATCACCCTGGTGCAGTTCGCGATCCGGGTGGAGGAGCACGCCAAGACCGTCGAGGCGCTCTGGTCCAGCATCGTCCGGGCGTGCGGCTACAGCGTCCAGACCTTCGGCGAGCTCGGCGACGCGGGCGCCGGTGTGACCGCCACAGAGATCCGCGCCCGCCAGCGCCGCAGTTTCATGACGGCTGGTAAGAAGGTCCGCTACTGGCGGCCGCGGCTGGCGTCGAGCATCGAGACCCTGCTGATGGTCGACGCCGCGGTGTTCGGCAGCCGGATCACCCCGGTCCGGCCACAGGTCGAGTTCGGCGACAGCATCGCGGAGGACCCGCGCACCACGGCTGAGACCCTGTCGCTGCTGGAGACCGCCCGCGCGATCTCCACCGAGATGAAGGTCCGGGCCCAGCACCCGGACTGGGAGGGACCGGAGGTCGCCGCAGAGGTAGCCCGGATCAAGGCCGAGCAGGCCATGAGCGAGCTGACCGACCCCGCCACCTTCCGCGGCAACCCGCCAGCCGACCCCGCCGAGGAGTAGCAGCGTGAGGATCTCCAGCATCACCGACCCCGCTGTCTGGCCCCACGTCCGCGCGGTGCTCCTCACTGACCACCAGTGGTACGAGCTGATCACCGGTGAGGTCCTGCACGTTGACGACCTCACCGGTGAGGTCGTCATAGCCGCGGCCGCCGGCTCCGTGATCACCACGCTGGCGGCCATCGCGGCCGTGCGCGTGGACACCGACCAGGCTCGGCGCATCGTCGAGGAGACATCCGCCCGCCGCCGCGCCGAGCGGATGGGTGACGCCGCGCCCGATGCCCGCTGACCGCACCCTCGCTGAGGGTCTGGCGATCGAGCTGGTGCAGCTGTACGAGGACCTCGCTACCCGCCTGGCCGTCGACATCGCCCGCCGCCTGCGCGACGGCATGACCCTGCCGGACTGGGCACAGCGCAAGCACGCCGCCGTCCACCAGCTCCAGCGCGCCGCCCAGCGGATGCTCGCCGCTCTCGACGCCGACATCCTCACGGATCGGGTAGAGCAGGCCATCGGCCAGGCGTATGCCCGCGGCGGCGCTGCGGCGGTCGCTGAGCTGGCCAAGCTCGGCCGGCTCAGCGACCGCGACCAGGCCATCCTCCGCGAGGGTGTGCCGCAGCTCGGCGCCATCCAGCGCATGGTGTTCAGCCTCGTCTCGACGTTGCGGGGCACGCACCTGCGCATCCTGCGCTGGGACCTGGACGTCTACCGCGAGGTCATCGCCCGCACCGTGCTGACCGGCACGCTCGTCGGCCACGAGACCCGGCTGAGGACCGCGCAGCGCGCCTGGGAGCGGCTGCTCTCCCGCGGAGTCACCGGCTTCGTGGACAAGTCCGGTCGCGCGTGGGAGCTGGCGTCGTACGTCGAGTTGGCCACCCGCACCGGCACCGCGCAAGCGGCCGTCGAGGGCCACCTCGACCGGCTCCGGGACGTCGGCGTCGGCCTGGTGATTGTCTCGGACGCGCCGCAGGAGTGCGAGCTGTGCCGGCCGTGGGAAGGCCAGGTACTCACCCGCTCCGGGCCAGCCGGCCGGCGCACCGTACAGGCGCAGCACGCCACCGAGGACCGCACCGTCAACGTGCAGGTGCGCGGGACGGTCTCCGAAGCCATCGCCGCCGGCCTGCTACACCCGAACTGCCGGCACTCGCTGTCCGCCTACCTGCCGGGCGTGACCCGCATTCCAACCCACACCGCGGACCCGGACGGCGACGAGGCGCGGCAGCACCTGCGCAAGCTGGAGCGCCGACTGCGGCGGGCCAAGCTCCAGGCCGCGGCCGTGATCGACCCCGCCCGACAGAGCGCGCTCAACGCCCGGGTGCGCGCCATCCAGGGCCAGATCCGCGACCACGTCGACGAGACCGGCCTGATCCGCCAGCGCCACCGCGAGCGGATCGGAGTAGCGCGATGACGGACGGGCCGTACGAGCGTCTCGACTGGGACGAAGGCGAGAGCATCGGCATCGGCCACGGCGTGACCATCCGGTACGTGCAGTGGCGCGGTCACAACCCGGCCGGTCTCATCGAAGAGCACGACCGCCCAGACAACGGCCGCCGCTGCCTCGGCACCGTGCTGTTCGACCTACCTGGCATCCGCGAGGCGTTCCCAAAGCGCCACGTGTGGCAGGTACAGAGCCTCGACCCGCTGACCTTGACGCCGTCGCTGGCGTGCTCGGCGTGCGGTCACCACGGCTTCATCCGCGCCGGCCAGTGGGTGCCGGTCTGACAGCTTCCCGCCACGTGGCGGGTCGATCCCTCCTCCTGCCGCCAGGCGCGGCAGGCCGCACCACCCCAACCCCAGGCCGGCCAGGTGCCGACCTCCGACGCGTCCCCAGGAGGGCCGCAGTGTCCCAGCCCATCCCGACGCCGGCAGCCCCGCCAGCCGACCCCGCCGCCGCCCCACCAGCCGCGGCCCCGCA